TTATAGCTTAAGTAACAAGTGCGTGTAAACCATAGCCGGCTTGCTGTGGATTTACCGACAATTATATTGTAACAGCAAGGAGAGCGTTATACGATTGGCGTGGTGTGGAAAGGGGCAAACAGCGCACATATTATGTCGCTTGATAGGAACGGTTCCGGTCAGCTCAGAATATACGACCCTCAAAACGGGGTAACATATACAGGTATCAAGGATATTACAAGAGTCCTCAAAGAAACGCAATTTAAGCATAAAGGCGTTGACACATCTCCGCGGCTTATGAGAGTGGATAATCTTGAATTTAATTCTCCTGTTGTCGACAAAATATTGAAAGGAGCAAGAAAATGATATCTCTTGAAAAGATAGCTGATTTTGCTAAAGAAAACTGTGCGGCAATTGATAATACTATTCCCAAAGCGGTTGAAGAATGGGGTTCGTGGAATGGATATAAGGTCTTTGTGCCTGATTATGGATTTTGGGAAAACGGTGAAGAACCGCCGGAAATAGGCTTGCCGGAATACATTCTTGTCAAAGATAACGAGGTTCGGCTTGCTTCCGCGGAAGAAATAACCGAGATTATGCTCGGCGGGGAATGCACTATTCCCGAAGAATGAGTTTGTTTGAAAGCAGTTTAATTTCGTATAGCGAAAACAGATTAGCGCTTACAGGAATGTAGGCGCTTTTTCTATGCCCGAAAGGGGGTGATAAAATGAAAATCGAAATCAGAAACGGCGGGGAAATCCACATTTCGGGCTACGTCAACGCCGTGGAGCGCGAGAGCCGCGTTCTTCCCGCGGAAATGTCGCCGGAAGCGGGTTCGCCGTTCGTGGAGAAAGTCGCTGCGGGCGCGTTCAGGCGTGCCATTGTGCGCAACCCGAACGTTCGGCTGTACTTCAACCACGAGCGAGAAATCGGCTCGGTTGCGGGCGGTCAGCTTAAACTCACCGAGGACAACATCGGGCTTTTCGCTTCCGCTGTTATTACGGACGAACAGGCTCTCAAAGCCGTGAAAAACGGCGAGGTTCGGGGCTGGAGCTTCGGCTTTTCGGGGGCGAAATCAACGTGGGAACAGGGCGAGAAAATCAAGCGCCGCACGCTCACGGACTTCGACCTCACGGAAGTTTCTATCCTCACGAAAACGCCCGCGTATTACGGCACGAGCGTTGAGATGAGAGGAGATAACTGCGAAACCCGCGAAACAAGGTTTTTTGAGGATTTTGTTGAAATCAAACAGCCCGAAATCAAAGAAAACGCTCTCGGAAACGAGGGCTTTTTTGTTAAGCAAAAGCAGCTTGAACTGCTGAAATTGAAAGGAGAAATTTATGATTAAACAGCTTATCGAAAAGCGTGCCGCGCTCGTCAAGGAGCTTGAAACAATGGTTTCCGCGCTTAAAACCACCGCCGAAAAGGACGGCAAGAAAACCGAGGAATTTCGCGCGTTTACTCCCGACGAACAGAAATTCTACGACGAGAAAACCGCCGAGGTTGAGAAGCTCAGCGCGACTATCAAGAGCATTTCCGAGCAGAGAAAGCTCGATATCACCGAGCCTGTCGGCGATGAAAACGAGAAGAAACCCGAGGACAAAACCGCCGAGGAAGAACGCTCGTTTGTGGATTATCTGCGCAGCGGAAAAGCCCTTGAAACCCGCGCCGACAGCAACTGGACTCCCGCTTCAAACGGCGCTGTTATCCCGTCCTCAATCGCAAATAAGATTATCGAGAAAGTAAAGAATATCTCGCCGATTTATTCGATGAGCACCAAGTATAACGTTGCGGGAACGCTCTCAATCCCTTATTACGACGAAACGGACGGCACGATTACCGTCGGTTATCAGGACGAGTTTTCCGACATCACCGCAACTTCGGGCAAGCTGAAGAGCATTTCGCTTACGGGGTATCTGGTCGGCGCGCTGACAAAGGTATCGCGCAGCCTGATGAACAACTCCGCGGGATTACCTTATTTACGCAAACTTTTACCCGTGCAACGCGAAGCGACAGGGTCCAGCGGCACGCTGGCTGTTGCACTGTGGATTGACAAGGAAATTATCAACGGCACGACAAGCAAGATTGAGGGGCTTTCCGCGGCGAAGAACGTCCTCACAAGCGCTTCTGCGACAGCGATTACCGCGGACGAGCTGATTGATTTGCAGGATACCGTACCCGATGTATTCCAGCCGAACGCAATCTGGGTAATGTCGAGCAAGGCGCGCTCGCTTATCCGCAAGCTCAAAGACGGCGACGGCAATTTCTTGCTGAATAAGGACGCAACCTCGAAGTGGGGTTACACGCTGTTTGGACGTCCCGTTTACCTCTCGGACGCGGTCGGCTTTGAAAAGGGCAAGCCCGCGATTTATTACGGCGACTTCAGCGGTCTTGCGGTGAAGATGACCGAGAATTTCAATGTCGAGATTCTGCGCGAACAGTTCGCCACTCAGCACGCTGTCGGCGTTGTCGCTTGGCTTGAACTTGACGCGAAGATTGAAAACGACCAGAAGCTTGCGGTTCTGAAGCTCAAGGCTTCGTGACGGGGGACTGAACGATGAAAATAAGCGATATCACGGACGAAACGATTAAGGCGCACTGCGGGATTACCGAAGCGCCGGACGGGCTTCTCGAAGTCTATAAAAGCGCTGCCATAGCGGAAATTTGCGGGTTTACCGGCTTGACGACCGAGGAGCTTGACGCTCTCGATGATGTCGCTTATGCGTTCCTCGCGATTGTCTGCGAGATGTTCACAACGCGCGAAATGACCGTTGAAATCGACAAGCTGAACCCTATGGCAATGCAGATTTTGAGTGCGCACAGGAGGAATTTTCTTTGAGAAAACACGCTTTTAACCGCAAAATCACGCTTCTCTCGTTCGAGCCGCAAAGCGGGTTTAACAAACCTCGCGAAACGGCGCGGGAAACCGTCTGGGCGAACGTTTCGGACGTTGGCGCAACGACAAAATTCGCGGCGCTCCAGGCGGGTCAGACCGTTTCGCTCACCGTGCTGATGTGGCGCGGAGAATTTCACGGTTACACGCACTGCGAGATTGACGGCACGCGTTACAAAATCGTGCAGACAGGCTCTGCGGGAAATGATTTGCACATAAAACTATTGCTCGAACGGGGGTAAAAATGGGATTAATCGAGAAAATCGACTTTGCGTTAAAGCCGGTTCTGCCGTTTTATTTCACTACTCCCGAATTTGCGGGAACGGCGCCCGAAAAGTACGCGATAATCAATATCGCTGAAAAAGGCGCGAATTATTCCGAGGGTGAGAACCGCGTAAACGAGTATTTCGTTTCGGTGAACGTTTTCACGGAACGGCTTGATTTCGCGCTTTACGAGGATATCAAGAGCGCGATGTACGGTCAGGGTTTCGGCTACGTCGGCGGCGGGAACGTCGGCGACGACAAAATTTATCCTTACGGAACGCATTATTATCTTGATTTTTGCGGGGTGATTGAGAGATGAAAACGGATATCGGAGCGCAGATAACCGAGCTTATGGGCGATTTGTCGGCAATGTCGGCGGAGATTAACGCCGAGAGCGAACAAGCCGCGCAGAAAGCAGCCCTTATTATCCGCGACCACCAGACGCGCATTTTCGCGAAAGCGCATTTCAAGCGCGACAAGGCTTCGCACGTTTACAGGAACGCGGGCGCCGGTTTAATCACCGTAACAAAGCGGAAAATCGGAAAAGTCCGCACGAAAATGCTTGTCGGTTTCGACAGCGAAACGCTGCGTGAATACCCCGAACTGCTGATGATTGAGTTCGGCAGACCGGGCAAATCCGCGCGGCACAGTAGCGGCACAATGAAGCGTAAGGGAAAAGAAGTCAAAAAAGGCAAATTCCCCGAAGAAGCGGTTGTAATGCCTATCCGCGTTGGCTTTGAAGCGGCAAAGGAGCAGGCTCTCGCGGCGTATTCCGAGGATATGCTCGATAAGACGGAGAAACTTTGGAAAAATCGTGCAAATACTTGACATTGCACGGTAAACGTAGTATAATGTTATCAAAGGAGATGATATTATGGCTACAACAAACGTTACAATCCGAATGGACACGGAGCTGAAAAAGCAAGCCGAGGAGCTTTTCTCCGAGCTTGGACTTTCGATGACGGCGGCGCTTACGGTTTTTCTGAAACAGGCGGTTTACGAGCAGGGAATACCTTTCAGCGTTTGCAGAGAACCGAATGCGGAAACTCTTGCGGCTATGCGCGATGCTGACGATATCCTTTCGGGGAAAATCAAGGTCAAGTCCTACAAGAGCGCACGCGAACTGTTTGACGAGCTTGACGGGGAGGACGAAAATGCTGACGCTTGAACCCACCGCGAAGTTCAGAAAAGATTATAAGCTTGCGAAAAAGCGCGGGCTTGATATGAGGCTTCTTGAAACGGTTATCGACACGCTTCTTGCGGAGAAGCAGCTTGACGGCAAGTATCGCGACCACGCCCTCACGGGCAATTACGAGGGCTTTCGCGAATGTCACATTCAGCCCGATTGGCTGTTCATCTACAAGACGGACGGAAAAAGGCTTGTTCTTGTGGCGGCGCGAACCGGTTCTCACAGCGATTTATTTTAATAAACTTTGCGCGATGAAAGTCGCGCTTTTCTTTTTAAGGAGGTAAAAATTATGGCGGAAGATACCAGACGGCGCTCTACAATCAATGTTGCGCGCCTTACGATGTGGAAAATGACGGGCGACACGAGCGCCGCGACTACTTATAAGGAAACGCCTTACACTTGGGAAAACTCGCTTGCGGCGGTCAAGTACACGCCGAAAATGCAGACGAACGAGCAGTACGGCGGCAGCGTGACGCTGCACCCAAAACGCTTCGCGGTTCTTGATTGCGAGATTGCGAAGATTTCACTCACAAGCTATGTGGGAGTGCCGTTATTCGCACTAACTTTTACCCGTGCAACGCGAAGCGAAAAGGGTGCAGCGTCACGCTGCTTCGGCGAAACCGACAAAAACGGCACGGAAGTTTCGGGAGCGGACGATATTGTACCGTCAGTCGCGACAGCTTATTACACCAAGCGCCCCGACGGTAAAATCAATCTTTACAAGTTCCCGAAAACAAAGTTTATGCCCGAGGGCGAGGACAGCAAGCAGAAGGAAGGTTCGAACATTTCCTACGGAACGGCGAACCTCAAGGGTACTTATTCGCCGCTGCTTTCGAGCAAGGCTGACTGCTACAAGCGCTATGGCGTTGACCCGGTAAAGGACGCGGCGATTATCGAAAAGTGGTTTACCGAGGCGGCTTACCACGCGCCCGAAGATGATACTCAGAATACTCAGGGCGAGGATACGGGAGGATAAAAATGCTTGCGGAGCTGATAGATAAGCGTTGTCATACGTTTACATTCGGAGAGTGTGAATTTTCGCTCAGATACACGCTCTCCGCGCTCCTTGAGCTGGAGCGAAAAGGGCTTTCGTTTATGGATATCTTTTCGGAAAGTCTTACCGGACGGCAGATTATCGACTTCTTTTCGGCGGGACTCTGCGAAAAGCTACCCGAAGAATATCTCTTGAAAATAGCGGAAACAATCGGCTTTGAAGCGCTTCTGCGGCACTGCGCCGAGGGGATTATGAGGGCGTTTCCCGACCCCGAAAAGAACGTTGTCCCAAAGCCCGCAAGCCCCGAAAAAACCGAGTTCCCGTTTGCGCGGCTTCGCGCTCTTATCTGCGATGTTCTCGGCAAAAGCGAGGACTTTTTCTGGGACTCAACTCCCGCGGAGCTGCTTTCACGCTGGAAAGAATACGCGATAGCAATGGGCTACGCCGAAGAACCGGAAAAAATTCTCGAATTTGACACGGAGGGAATGTAATATGGGCGGCAGAGGAGCAGCGAGCGGGGCTAAGAGCGGAGCGAAAATGCTTGACAAATCCGCCGAAAGTGGTATAATAAAAAGTAACGACAGCAGAACGGCGGTACAAGATGTGCATTACATAGGAAAAATCAACCTCGAAATTTATAAATGCGTTTCCGAGGATATTCAGACAGATGAGGTTATTATTACTGACGAGCGTATTCAGCATATAAAGGAGCGACACCCGCAGGATTTTGAAAGATTTTGCGGCTATATGCGTGAAATT